ATATCGTTTCCCGGTTTCTGTTACGCCCGGTTCTACTCTGACCATCACTGTTGGCGCAGGGTCGGCGGGCGGGGCTATTGGTGCCCCCGGCGCTGGTTCCGCCACAGCTTCCAGCATCACAGGCGCTCTTGTCCAAGTGCCGGTAGCTTTCCCCGGTGTGGGCGGCGGGGCTGGTCTAGTGGCTAATGGCGGCGCTGGCGGGGGTTCCGGCGCAACTGGGTTCTCGATGACCTCTCTTGGCCTCGGCGGGGCTGGCGGTGTGGGTTCCGCAGCAGGTGCTGCAGGTGGTGTTCCGGGCGCTGTAGGGTTTCACCTTACTGGCACAGGTGGTGGCGGTGGCGGGTCCATTGGCGCGTTTGCCGGGGGTTCAGCCCGTTCCTTCCTCAACCCGTCCGGCGTTGCTGGTGGCGCGGCTAATGCTGGTGGTGGCGGTGGCGGTTGTTCTATCATGGGCACTGGCGGCGTTGGCGGCACCGCGACAGTTGCTGGTGCAGCAGTTGCAGCTGGCCAATACGGTGCTGGCGGCGGAGGAGGGGGTCAAAACGCAGCAGGCGGTGCTGGCCTATCCGGGTGTGTCCTCATTGAGTGGGTTGGCTAAACACCGCCATGTCCTACGAGATAAACGGCTCTATCCCCGCAGAACTAGCCGCCGTGCAGGCCGCATCGGTGTCGGCCCCCACGGCCCGGTCTTACCCGATGACCCCGCAGACGGGTTACTCTGTCGCGTCAGCGGGTGTAGGCCAGATTTTCACGGGTTTGGCAGGCGCGACCAACGCCGAAGGCCAGAGCGGAACCATTGTGACCGCAACCATCGCGGGGGTGTTTTCCGGTGCCGCCACCGAAATCGTTATGCCCAACGGCAATAGTCTGCCCGCCGGGGCTATCCAACTAAACTCCCCGTTTGCAATCCAGCCGTCCGTTGCGCGTGGTAAGTATGTCCTTGTTTACCCCGCCTTCCCAGCACAGGGCACGTACGTCCAGCTTGAGTGGGTATCGGGCACGGGGGCGACTGTAGTCGCTAAACTAGCGTTTCCAGACACTAAACTTCCGTCCAACCTAACCAACGTGCGGTTTGCGTTCCAAGCGCAGGGGGACAAGCCTTTTGGTTCGGCTTCGCTGGCTATCCGCAACTTCGGCAACACGGCAGATGTGCTGGCGGCTACCGCTATTTACGATAAGACCGACACTACCGCACTGTCAGCCGCAGGCCTGTGGGCAAACAAGCAGTGGGTAGAGGTCGTACGTAACGCTTCTGGTCGCCTCAACATCGTCGAATACCCGTCTACGGCTTTGACGACGGCAACCGAGCAAGACGCAGCACTAGCCCTGCAAGGGCCTACTGTAGACGAGCCTGTGTTTGCGCAAAAACTGACGGACAGGACGTGGCTGGTCGAGCTTATGGCCGTCCAGTATGACGACACCTCGCTGGTCACCGGCAAGCGGATGAACCAAGACACCCATTACTGTGTCATGTACGACATGGGCCGTGCGATGTCGCAAGGGTCGCTTCAGAACGCCTACGCTCCCGCTGTGAACTCCCACAAAGCCAGTATCAGCGGCAAGGACTACCTCTATAGCTGGCTCTACTCTGACGAAGGCGGGGGCGGCGCGTTTGTTGGTGACCAGCCTTCAACCGCCGAGTTTGCTATCAAGGTAGGCCTTTTTGCCGATGCCACCTCTACTTATGAACTGTACGGGCTTGGCCACGGCCTGATGCAGATGGTGTCTTCGTCCCTAACCATGGACGGCGGGGCGGACCAAAAGGCTTCCACTGTTGGAACTCGTTTGCGCGGCTCTTCGCTGGTGTGGACGACGGTGTACGATGTGTACCGTCCGCCCGTCCTAACGCCCACTCGCATCGGGCAGGTTACTATAGTGCAGACGCTGGATGCAGACGGCGTCACTGTGTTGCACACCCACAAGGTCGGGCGGACGATGGCCTACACTTCGGGCAACCTTAATGTGGCAGAAGGCACTACAATCACTGGCGCGACGTCCGGTGCTACGGCTGTTCTCGTCGTGGCCCCCTCCCCCACCACAGGCAGCTACGCAGGGTCGAACGCGGCAGGTCAGTGGTATGTCAAGGATGTGGTTGGTACGTTCCAAACCGGCGAGAACCTACAAACTGCGGGCGTAACCCGGGCTGTTATGAGCGGCACAGTGGGCGCGCAGATCGGGGTCGCGGACAGTTATTCCGCTATGCTCCCGACGACTACGATCAACCGCATGAAGGTGCCGACGCAGACCGAGATTGTCATTGGGTACGAGGATGGCGTGCAGCAGCCAGCGGCGCTTCCGGGTTCTACGTGGCCCGGCCAAGAGCGCATGCAGGTTCGTCACGGGGTGATCGACACCGACATCATCCTTGAGATGCTGCTGCTCGGTAACTACCCGTTTGACCCGCCGGGCGACTATTCCCTGTGCGCGACCTCGCAGATGTTTGCACAGGACCGCACAGAGGGAAACCGCAAGATGTATGTCAACTGGGTTTCCGGCACGAAACAGGTGTATGAGGGCACTTATGTTGGCAACCAGCGCTACAGGTTCCGCGTCGGCGCATTAGTGTAGGAAAAACATGGCCGAGAACACGTACAACCTTGCTGGTCGCAGCATCTTTATTGCGCTGCCCGCCTACGACTTCAAAGTCTCCCTGAAGCTGGCTATCTCGCTGGCCCGCTTCGCGCAGTCCGCCCCGCAACACGGCATCAACATCCAGATTGGCAGCATCTGCGGATGCTCCGTGGTGTCGCGCGCGCGCAATCTGCTGGTGAAGGACTTCCTTGAGACCGACTGCACCGACCTGCTGTTCATCGACTCCGACATCAACTTCGTGCCCGAGGACATCTACCGCCTTATGGCTTGGGGGTCAGACCCCAAGAAGGGCATCGTGGCTGGCGTGCCGCGCGTCCGCGAGACCAAGGCCACCTACATCATGGCTCTGGACCACGACGAGAATAACGCCCTGACCATGGATGCCATGGGTCTCGTCCGCGCCAAGCGCGTGGCCACTGCCTTCATGCTGGTGCGCCGTGACGTGTTTGAGACGCTGGTATCCGCCCACCCCGAGTGGAACTACTACGACCCACGTACTGACGCTACGCTGTCAGCCGTCTTTGATTTTAAGGTCACGGCGGAAGGCTACATGGGCGAGGACTTCCTGTTCTGCGACCGAGCTCGTGAACACGGCTACGAGGTGTGGGTGGACCCGACCATCAAGCTCGGCCACATGGGCGTCCAAGAGTATATGGGCGACTTCGGCAACGACGTTCTGTACCCGATGATGGTGCAGCCAGCCATGGCAGCGGAGTGAAAGGCAATGGCCAAGACCCCAGCGTGGACCCGCAAGGAAGGTAAGGCGGAGGCCGGTGGCCTCAACGCCAAAGGCCGTGCATCCTACAACCGCGCTAACCCGGGAAAGCCGGGGCTGAAGGCCCCGCAACCAGAAGGTGGCCCGCGCAAAAAGTCATTTTGTGCGAGAATGACGGGTATGAAGAAGAAGTTGACCAGCGCTAAAACGGCTAACGACCCCAACAGCCGCATCAATAAAAGCTTAAGAGCTTGGCGGTGCTGACATGAAATGGGAAAAGGGCCGTCGTGGCGGCAACATTCTGGACCGTCGCGGGATGCACCGGGTGGACTCCCTGCTAGCCCGCAGCCCTACGTTTATGCGTGAGGCAGGCCCGGCCTTTGTCAGACCAGATCAACGGTACGGAGAGTCCGGCGTAAGCGAAATCCTCCGAGAAAGGCCCCGACGCCCCCGCTTTAACAAGGGTGGAGTTGTGGGTGACGGCTGTGCTATTCGTGGCAAGACCAAAGGGAAGAACTGCTGATATGGAAAACGAAGCCAAGAAGTCCCGTGGCTTTAAGCTGGGTGATATCTCCCCGCTGGCCGGGCTGGTTACTGGCGAAGGTCTGACTAGCGGCCTGATGGGGGGTATCCCCGCCTTGCTGGGCCGACTGGGCCGCAAGGGTGACGACGAGGAAGAAGTCGTGGCAGCGGCTAAAGGTCCGGGAATGAAACGCGGCGGCAAGGTCGGCGGTGTTATGAAGGGCGGCGACATGCCGTTTTTCGCCAGCAAGGCTGGTGACCGCATGGCCCCCAAGAAGAAGCCTGCGCGCAAACCAAAGACCAACTACAAGTCCGGCGGCGTCGTGCGCGGCGACGGCATGGCTACCAAAGGCAAAACTCGCGGACGGGAGTGCTAAGCCGTGAAGATGTCTCGCAAAGAGTGGGAAGGTTCCGCCGAGGACAAGGCGCAGGACATGAAGCTCGCCAAGAAGCGTGGCATGAGCCACAAGCAGTGGGAGGCATCTTCCATGGACAAGAAACACGACCGCCAGCAGTCCATGAAAGGGCTGAAGCACGGTGGTATCGTTCGCGCTGATGGCATGGCCATGCGCGGCAAAACTCGCGGGCATGAGTGCTAGGTTATGAAAAAGAACTTCATCAAAGACGCCATCAAGAAGCCCGGTGCCCTGCGTAAATCCATGGGCGTCAAGAAGGGCGAGACCATCCCGGCCAAGAAGCTGGATGCCGCTACCAAGGCTCCGGGCAAGATGGGCCAGCGCGCCCGCTTCGCCGAGATGCTGAAGGGCTTCAAGAAGGGCAAGTGATGTGGCGCGCTCCGACGAACCCAAATGGAAGCGCATCGTCGCCAGCGTAAAAGCTGGCGGCAAGGGCGGTGACCCGGGCCAGTGGTCTGCCCGCAAGGCCCAGCTGGCTACCCAGCGCTACAAGAAGTCCGGCGGGAGCTACAGCGGCCCGAAAACTGAAGCGCAGAAGTCTCTGTCCAAATGGGGCAAAGAGGACTGGGGCACTAAGTCAGGCAAGCCCTCCACCCAAGGGGCAGACGCAACGGGCGAGCGGTATCTGCCTAAGAAAGCACGGGAGGCGCTGACGCCTTCTGAATATGCCGCTACAACCAAGGCCAAGCGCGAAGGCACCAAGGCGGGCAAGCAGTTTGTCAAACAGCCTAAAGGCATCGCCAAGAAAACGGCACAGTTCAGATGACTACTTCCGGCACCACAACCTTCAACCTGTCTGTGCTAGACCTCGTGGAAGAGGCCTACGAGCGCTGTGGCGCAGAAGTGCGCTCGGGCTATGACCTGCGTACGGCGCGGCGCAGCCTGAACCTGCTGTCCATCGAATGGGCTAACCGAGGTATCAACCTTTGGACCGTGGAGCAGGGGTCTATCCCGCTGACGCAGGGCACGATCTCGTATAACCTTCCGGTGGATACCATCGACCTGCTGGACCACGTGGTTCGTACCAGCACTGGCGCTAACCAGACTGACATCAACATCAGCCGCATCAGCGTCGATACCTATTCGAGCATCCCCAACAAGAACGCCCAAGGGCGACCCATTCAGGTGTGGATTAACCGCCAGTCCGGGGCCACTGGCCCTGCGGGCGTGGTCTACCCAACCATCAACGTCTGGCCGACGCCGGAGCAAAGCAACTACTACACTTTTGTGTACTGGCGGCTTCGTCGCATCCAAGACGCGGGCAACGGCGACAACACGCAGGACATCCCTTTCCGCTTCCTGCCCTGCATGGTGGCTGGGCTGGCCTACTACATGGCCATGAAAATCCCTGAAGCCCTGCCCCGCGTGGACATGCTCAAGGCTGTGTACGAAGAGCAGTGGCAGCACGCAGCGGACGAAGATCGGGAGAAGGCTTCGCTTCGGCTAGCCCCCCGTGTGAGCTACTAGGTCTGCCATGCCCAGTAAGTTTGCTTCCGGCAAAAAGGCTATCTCGGAGTGTGACCGTTGCGGTCAACGCTACCCGCTGCGCAAGCTGAAGCCCCTCGTCATCAAGACGAAGCTGACCAACATCCTGTGCTGCCCCACGTGCTGGGACCCCGACCAGCCGCAGCTGCAGCTTGGGCTCTATCCGGTCAACGACCCGCAGGCGCTGCGAAACCCAAGACCCGACAACTCGTACCTGCAGAGCGGTTTGAACATCAACGGCATGCCCTCTGGGGGTAGCCGCGACATCCAGTGGGGTTGGGGGCCTGTAGGCCTGCTTACCGGGGACTATAGCCAACAAAACGCGTTGGGTGTAACCTTGGTAGAGAACTCACTGGAAGGTAGAGGTGCTGTAGGTTCAGTTACTGTGACGTCTTCCGGGTCGCCAGTGGTTCCGGATTTGCTGCTGTTATCTGGGGAGCCTCTGTCGCTCAACAACGAATACATCATCCTGACACCCATCCCGTAAGGTACTGCTCCATGAAGACCGCTCCGAAGAAAGTCCCTGTGCCCGAAACCAACGGCTACCCTAACAAGGTGGCCAACACCCAGACCATGAAAATCCGTGGTTCGGGCGCTGCTACCAAGGGCACCAACTTCAACCCGAAGTGCTGCTAGGTCTGACCGTGCGGCGTTATGGAAGCATCTACGTAGCCACTAACACCCTTACGGGTGAGCAGTACGTTGGCCAGACAAACCAAAAGTACTACACACGAGTCTACGCGCACAAAATATCGGCTATGAAACCGACGACGAAGTTTCATCGCGCGGTGGCAACCGCCGGGTACGACGCTTTCGTTTTTGAAGAAGTGTTCCACGCGTTCGACCGCGATGCCCTTAACTGGGCGGAGCAGCAGCTTATAGCCGACTATGCGCCCGTGTATAACGCGACTCGTGGCGGGGCTGGGTTTCCGGGGCCGCGAACCGAGGCGACACGCGCCAAGTTGTCCGCCCTAGCTAGAAAACGGTGGGCTGACCCTGCGTGGCGCGAGAGAGTAATCCCCGCTATACGCGCGGGCGTCCAAACCCCCGAAGCGAAAGAGAACACCCGCAAAGCGCGCGCGGCCCGCCCCAGAAAAGAGCCTACGACTTATGGCCCGGAGTACACGGTGCGAGGAAAACTGCGTGCACCCCCCGAGGAAACGCGCGCTAAGCAAGTAGCTGCGTGGAGTGACCCGGTGAAGCGCGCTGCGCGCATCGTTAGTCTAACGCGCGCGCAAAACACGCCAGAGGCCAAAGCTCGTTCCCGTGCTAACATGGCCGCGAGAACGATGTCTCCGGACACAATAAAGCGTATAGCGGAGTCGAAACATAAGCCTATCTGGTGCCGCGAACTTGATGTATATTTCAAGTCCCAAAAGCACGCCGCCGAACAACTCGGCGTAAGCAAAGCGTTAGTAAGCCACGTTGTAGCGAGGAAGGGTAGAGTAATGGGCGTCCTTACTCTAGAGCGGGTTAGTTAAATCGACTTTAGCACGCTTTCGTCCACTATACAGGCGTATGTAGAAAACGACTTCCCGGCCAGTGTGGGGAGCGGCTCTCTCACGTCTGCACAGCAGATCGCTACGTTTGTCACACAGGCAGAGCAGCGTATCTACAACACCGTGCAGCTTCCCGCTTTGCGCAAGGTTACCACGCTGGCCACAGTCAACGGCACCAGCACTGTAGCAGCACCAGCTGATTGGCTGGCTACATACTCCATGGCCGTGCTCGACACGAACGGGCACTACAGCTTCATGTTTAACAAGGACGTGGAGTACATCCGGGAAGCTTTTCCCGACCCCGTTACAGCAGGAGCGCCGCGATACTACGCGCTTCAGGATAACGACACCTTTCTTTTAGGGCCTACGCCCGGCGGTGTGTTTACCCTCAGCCTCAACTATTTCTATGAACCCGAGAGCATCACCACGGCAAACAACACGTGGCTTGGAGACAACTTCAACTCCGTGCTTCTCTACGGCAGCCTGCTGGAAGCCTACACCTTCATGAAGGGCGAGCCGGACGTCATTGCCGGGTACCAGCGGCGCTACGACGAGGCCATGGTCCAGCTGAAACAGCTGGCGGAAGGCAAGAACCGCCAAGACACCTACAGGACCCTGCAGGTCCGCTACCCCGTGAAATAGCGAGACCTCATGCCTATTTCCCAGACCATGTGCACCAGTTTCAAGGGCGAGGTGTTGCTTGGCGTGCACGACTTCCGGGCTACTGGCGGCGACACGTTCAAGATCGCGCTGTACACGTCCGCAGCTGACTTGGGAGCGGACACTACGGCGTATACCGCAACCAACGAAGTCCAGACTCCGGGGTATACGGCTGGCGGCGCAGCGTTGACTAATCTTGGAGTGTCCACCTCTAGCGTGCAGTCGGGGGCTAGTCAGGGCACCGGGTTCACGTCTTTCGCCACAGTGTCCTTTCCGGCGACCTATATCACGGCAGCGGGGGCGTTGATCTATAACAGCACGCCTTCCGCTAACGGCGCGGATAACAATCCCCTTACAAACCCAGCCGTGTGCGTGCTGGATTTTGGCGGTGACAAGTCCTCTACCAACAACACGTTCACTGTCACGTTCCCTGTTAACAGCGCCAACACAGCGATAATCAGGATTTCGTAATGCTCAGGCTGCTGCAGCCCTACCTGATCTACGTCGTTGGCGCTTCAGTTTTGCTGGCAGCTTTTGGCGGTTGGACCGTGCGGGATTGGCAGTGCAAAGCCCGGGAAGCTGAAGTCATGCGCCGTGTGGCCGCTGAAAAAGACCGCATGCAGGAAACCATCAATGCCCAGTCAGCCGCGTACGAAGAAGCAAAAGCCGCAGCGGCTGTCGTTTCTGTCCAGCGAACCCACACAATCAGGGAAGTGTTCCGCGATGTTCCGGTCGACGCTAGCTGTGCTGCTCCTCCCGCTGTTGGCGGCGTGCTCTTGGATGCCGTGGAGGACACCAACAACGCCATTTCCTCCGCCGCCCGCTAACCTAGCCGCGCCTTGCCAGCCGCTACCGGCACCGCCGACCCCGCTGGTAGACCCGTTCAGGGCTTTGTGGGAACAAAGTATTGTGGAACTTTACCGCGACTGTGGTGTGCGGCACACTATAACTGTAAAAGCTTGGGAAGAGGCTGCCAGCCCAAGCAAGAAATGACAGGGACCGCAGATGCCTAGCACTTATAGTTCGTTGAAAATCCAGTTGATGGCAACTGGTGAAAACAACAACACTTGGGGCGACATCACCAACGACAACCTCGGTATCGCTATCGAGGAAGCCATTACCGGTTCTGCGGATGTTAGCTTTGTCAGCGGCAACGTAACCCTCCCGTGGACTGACACGAACGGCACGCAGACCGCGCGAAACCTGCGGCTTAACCTCTCGGGGGCCACCGCCCCGCGTGACCTCATCGTCCCCGCCATCGAGAAGTTCTACGTCATAAACAATGGCAACGCGCACGCGATCACGGTGAAGAACGCCACGGGCAACAGCATTGTTGTCCCAGCAAACAAGACAATGCTTGTCTTCAACAACGCCACGGACGTGGTTGACGCAGTCACCCATCTGACGTCTCTCACACTGGGCGCTGCCCTGCCGGTAACCTCCGGCGGTTCTGGCGTGACTACGTCTACCGGCACCGGGTCCGTAGTGCTTAGCAACTCCCCTACGCTGGTTACCCCCGCGCTTGGCACGCCTTCGGCAGCCGTGCTGACTAACGCTACTGGGCTGCCCCTAGCCACGGGCATCACGGGCACCCTGCCTGTTGCTAACGGCGGCACTGGCATCACATCGTTTGGTACCGGGGTCGCTACTTTTCTCGGCACTCCGTCGTCAGCCAACCTGCGCGCCGCCGTCACTGACGAGACGGGCTCAGGCGTTCTGGTGTTCGCCACTTCCCCCACGCTTACTACCCCGACGCTCTCTTCCCCGACGATGACTACCCCCGCTTTGGGCACTCCGGCTTCCGGCGTTATGACCAACGTCACCGGCCTCCCTTTGGCTAGCGGGGTTACGGGCACTCTCCCTGTGGCCAACGGCGGCACAGGCATCACGTCATTTGGCACTGGCATTGATACGTTCCTTGGCACTCCGTCGTCGGCCAACCTTGCCGCCGCCGTCACTGACGAAACGGGCTCGGGCGCTCTGGTGTTCGCTAACTCTCCAACGCTGGTAACCCCCGCGCTGGGCACGCCTAGCGCACTGGTGCTAACTAACGCCACCGGACTTCCAAACGCTTCAGTTATTGGGCTAGGCGCTCTGGCTACGCTGTCCACGGTCGGCACCGCCACGATCACCGACGACTCCGTCACGTTTGCAAAAACCCAGAACATCGCTACGGCGCGCATGCTAGGGCGCACTACCGGTGGCTCCGGAGACATCGAAGAACTCACTGCTGCCCAGAGCAAGTCCTTGCTGGCTATCATGGCAGCGGACATCAGCGACCTGAACACGGCGGTTAAGCCGCTGGAGTCAATCATCATCGCGCTGTCGGATGAAGTGACGCCCATCACCGTGGGCAACGCCAAGGTAACCATGCGCATGCCCTACGCGTTCACGCTGACTGCAGTGCGGGCCTCTTTGGCCACCGCTTCTTCGTCGGGGATACCCACTGTCGATATCAACGAAAGCGGCTCCACCATCCTGTCTACCAAGCTGACTATTGATGTGGGCGAGAAGACCTCCACTACCGCTGCGGTCCCAGTGGTTATTTCCGACCCGTCTCTGGCCGACGACAGCGAGATTACCTTCGACGTCGACGTAGCTGGCACTGGCGCTACGGGCCTGAAAGTAACCCTTATCGGGCGTCGCACGTGAGCAGTTTTGTCAACTCTTTCATCGGCGGCGTGCCGTACGCTACCAACGTTGCTATCCAGTTCAGCTTGGTTGGCGGCGGCGGTGGGGGCGGTTCCTCTCTACAAGCCGGTGGCGGCGGTGGCGGCGCGGGCCAAGCTAAAACTGACACCACAAAAACAGTCACTGTGGGCAGCTACACGATCACTATTGGGGCTACCGGCTCCCTAGGTTCTACCGGCGGCTCGTCCAGCGCGTTTACGGTTACTTCGCTAGGCGGCAGTGGCGGTGTTGATGGCGACACTGACGGCGGTGCTGGCGGCGCTGTTGGTGGTGGTGCTTTTTCTGGTGGTGCTGGGGGGACCGGAACTTCGGGCGGCGGTGGCGGCGGTGCGGGGGCTGGTAGCGATGGCGCTGATGGCGATGCGGCTGGTACTCCGGGTGCTGGTGGGTCCGGCATCACGCTGGCCATAAACGGGTCTTCTGTTAACTCCGGTTCTGGCGGTTCCGGGGGCGCGCCGCTTAACCCCGGCGCTGACGGCCCCAACGGTTTCTGCATCGTCACCTACGTTTCTGGCACGATGGTAGCCACGGGCGGGACCATAACGACCTCTGGACCCTATACTGTGCATACTTTTAACAGTAGCGGCACGTTCACGCGCACTGGGTAACAAATGGCGCTCCTGAAACTGCAGTTCAAAGTCGGCCTTAACCGCGACCAGTCCAACTACTCGGGCGAGGGCGGCTGGTGGGCGTGCGACAAAATCCGCTTCCGCAGCGGGTTCCCTGAAAAGCTCGGCGGGTGGAAACTCTACGCACCAGCGACATACTACGGCGTCTGCAGGCAGTTGTTCGCGTGGGTGACCACTTTTAGCGACGTGTTCGTTGCTGTCGGCACAAACTCAAAAATGTATGTCGAACTAGCCGGTGGCTACAACGATGTGACGCCGCTTCGCACAACGTTTATGGCACCCGCGACCAACAACTCCATCAGTGTTACAAATACGTCTAATGTTGTTCGGGTAGACCTACTGCTACCACACGGGCTAACTACCGGCGACTACGTAACTATTTCCGGTGCAACCAACTTAGCTCTGGATAACATTGGTGGCATTTTGCTTACCAACATAAACGTTAACGCTCAGGTTACTGTCGTTAACACTACTAGGTTCACCTTTGTAGCGGCGACCGCAGCCACCTCGGATGTATCCGCCGCTGGTGGCACGGCTATTTACATAGCCACTGTAGTGGCTCCAAACACTAACAACTCTTTTTCTACGACCAACGCGTCCACGACTGTGCTTGTCACCTTGCTGACCGCTCATGGCGCTTTGACGGGGGATTTTGTCACCATTTCCGGCGTCACCGGCACTATAGGGGGCATCCCGGACGCGGAGATCAACACCAACCACGTGGTAACTGTGGTAGATGACTTTAGCTTCACTATCACTGTTACCACAGCAGCTACGTCAACGGCAGCCGCTACCGGCGGTACCGCTATTGTCATGGATTTTGAAATACACACCGGTAGCGCGGTGCAGACTTTTGGCTACGGGTGGGGCGTGTCTACTTGGTCGCGTTCAACTTGGGGCTCCGGCTCTTCAGTCCCCATTGCTACGCAGCAGCAAGATTGGTGGTTTGATAGCTTTGACAACGACCTGTACGCCAACATTCGTGGTGGAGCACCGTATGTCTGGCTTCGCGGCTTGGTTACCGACCCAACCACCGCGCTGGCCACGAGGGCGGTCACGCTGCAAGCCCAAGCCGCCGCCGAGGGGTTTGTTGTTGCCGACGTCCCGGTAGCAGTAACCCAGCTTATGGTGTCGCAACAGGACCGGCACCTGATTGCGTTTGGCGCGGTGCCCTTCGGCAGCACGGACCCGGATGACTTCGACCCCCTGCTTATCCGCTGGGCTGACCAAGACACACCTGCGGACTGGACGCCGACCGTGACCAACTCTGCGGGTTTTCTGCGCATCTCGCGCGGCTCTCGCATCGTCACCGCCCTGCCCACGAGGCAGGAGATACTTGTGTGGACTGACGTGGGCCTGAACTCGCTGCAGTTTCTGGGCACCACCGATGTGTTTGGCCTGCAGGAATACGCCAACGACATCACCATCATTTCGCCCCGAGCCAAGTCGTCGGCGTCCAACGTCGTATACTGGATGGGCCGGGATAAGTTCTACACCTACTCGGGCCGTGTCGAGACCCTTGACTGTACCCTGCTTAACCACGTGTTCGACAACATTAACCGCAGTCAGCTTGAACAGGTCACCTGCGGCACACTGGAACAGTGGGGCGAAATCTGGTGGTTTTACCCTAGCGCCAACGCCGAATACAACGACAGCTACGTAGTCTACAACTATCTGGAAAAGATGTGGTTCTACGGGACTATGCAGCGTTCGGCGTGGATGGACTCACAGCTGCTTTCCAACGCGCTGGGTGCGGATGGGGGGACGGAAACCACGACCGCCACTGGCATCCTGTATGGCCACGAAAACGGTGTGGACGACGGCGTGCTACCTATGGACTCGTACATCCAGTCCAACGACTTTGACCTCGGCGACGGGGACAAGTTCATGCTGTCGCGCAGACTTATTCCGGACGTAAACTTTATTGGGTCCGAAACCAGCAACCCGGAGGTAGAAGTCACCCTGCTGACCCGCAACTTCCCGGGCAACGCGCAGGGGTCTGGGGTGGAGGACACACGCGTCATTGCTCAAACCACGGTGGGCCAGTTCACGGAGCAGGTGTTTATCCGCGCCCGTGCCCGACAAGCCGCTTTCAAAATCAGGTCGACCGAGCTTGGCGTGCACTGGAACCTAGGCTCCCCGCGCCTCGACGTGCGCGAAGACGGGATGCGGTAACATGGCCCTAGAGCGGTTCAAGCCCACCCCGTTGCCCAACCCGCCGCAGGAATACTCCCCTGCGTATATTCTGCAGTTCATAAGGACGCTCGAACTCTACTTTTCGCAGTTGGAGTCACTGACGCCTAACCAAGCCAGTTCGTACCGCGCCGACAACTTCTACGGTGGGACCTTTAGTGGTGACGACGTAGGTGTCGGGACCTCGACAGAGTTTGGCTCCGGTGCTGGCGTGCTCGGTATAGCTAACGCCACGACGGTACCTACCACCAACCCAGCAGGCGGTGGCGTGCTCTACGTGGAAGCTGGAGCGCTTAAGTATCGTGGCTCTTCTGGTACTGTGACAACTATCGCCCCCGCTTGATGGACCCCCTACCCCCTCCGCTGTTGTTAGTGTAGATTTTGCAGTGGCTGTGTAGCCGCACCCGTAAGGACCCTGCCATGTTCCCGCCTCCGCCGTCGCAGCCGTCGCCTCAAGTGCAGCCGCCGCAACCCAACCCGCAAGGTATGGGCATGACGCCTATGGGTGGTAGCTCCAACTCTATGGGCTTCCCTCCGCCTCCGCCGCAGGTCCAGCCTCCGATGCAGTTCGGCGGCGGAAAACCCATGCAGCCCCAAGTCCAGCCGCCGATGCAGATGGGCGGTGGCAAACCCATGCAGCCTCAAGTCCAGCCGCCGATGTACCCCGCTGCACCGCAAGCGCAGAAGATGTCCCAGTATGGTCGCGGCAACGACACCATGCTCATGCACGTCACACCGAGTGAAGTTCAAGGACTGCAAGGGCTGGCCCAGATGGGCGGCGCGTCGCTGACGACCAACCCTATGACCGGCCTGCCGGAAGCTGGCATTCTGGAAGACCTGCTGCCCACTATTCTCGGTGTGGCCGGTATGGCTCTCGGCATCCCTCCGATGCTTACCGCAGCCGTCGTGGGTGGCGGCACTGGCATGGCCACTGGCAGTCTTGAGAAGGGCCTGATGGCTGGTCTCGGCGCGTTCGGCGGAGCTTCCTTGGGTGGGGCTATGGGCCTTGGCGCTGCTACTACTGGCGTCGGCGCTGCTGGTGCTAACGCTGCTGGAGCCGCTGGCGCTGCTGGTACCGGCGCTGGCGCTGGTGGCTCTGCCCTAGACACCCTTAGCAATCTGGGCGCGGCGCTACCATCGGCGGAAACTCCGTTCATGGCAGCTTCATTGGGGTCCCCTGCGGTCGCTACTGCCCCCGCCGTTGGCACAGAGTTCCTTAGCGCGGCAGGCAATGCTTCACTGTCTCCGCTTACCGCAGCCGTGCCCACTGCAATGCCTCAAGCCCCTGCCTTCCTTACGGATATGCTAGGGCAAAAGACGGGCCAGCAGGTCGCTGACTTTGGCACGCGGTTCGGTCAAGTCGCAACGCCCGGCACTGGCCCGGCAGTCAGCCCCTACTACACTGGTGCCGCTGCCCTCGGCGTAGCCAACCCGCTGATGAACGCCATGCAGCCGCGCTACGCAGCGCCAGAAGCCGAAGACGACGGCTTCAACTACGAAGGGCCTTACCTGCCTACGGAGCGCCGTCCGCGCTTCAAGCCAGCTGGTTCGGAGAATGACTCCTCGGAGTTCCGCTACTTCGACGACGTTAACCCTTATCCCGGGTTCCAACCGGCTCCGCGAGGTTTCGCTGCAGGTGGCGGCGTAGACGACCGACCCCCTGTCCTGCCCCCCGCCCCCGTTGGTCCGGGTGGAGCGGTTTCTTTGCCGGGACCTGCAGCTACCGGCCCGGCCCGGCGCATCACGCGTCCTCTGGGTTATGGGGACGAGTTCAANNCGGTTCTGGTGCTGGTGGACCAGCCCGCCGCATCACGCGCCCACTGGGGTATGGAGACCAACAGAACTACGGCATGCGCGGCGGCGAAACCCGCTACGAGCCTTTCAGGCCCACGCTTCCTCCCGCTCCTGTTGTTGGGGGTGGCGGAGACGGTGGTGCTGGCGGCGGCACGGGTGGCGGGTCGAGTAGCGGTGGCGGCTCTGCTGGCGGTTTCAGCGGTGGTGGGTTTGGTGGCGACTTCGGCGACCGGCTGCGTAGCCTCCTTGCGCAAAACCAAGCTGGTAGCGCCCCTAGGTCAACGGAGTTCCGTGAACTCGACCAGTTTGCCGCTGGCGGCACGGTAGACCTGAACAGGGGTGGGTTTGTCGTTGACGCCCGCACAGTAGCTGAACTCGGCAATGGTAGTAGCTCTGCCGGTCAGGAAATCCTTGCCCGTTATGGCGGGCGTCCGGTGACTGGTGGCGGCGATGGGGTTAGCGACTCTGTGCCAGCGCGTATTGACGGGCGCAGGCCAGCCCGTGTTGCCCGGGACGAAGTACACTTCAGCGCTGAAGCCGTGCGCGCTCTCGGGAAGGGCGACGCAAAGCAAGGCACCAAGCGGCTGAACGCCCTGATGGCCAAAGCGCAGAAAGCCCGCCAGAGTGCAGACCGTGGGCAGGACACCAAGCTGAGGAAAGCCATCGCTAAATGACCGGGACGCCTGAGTTCGATACCTACGAGTGGCAGCAGCTGCGCAATGCCAAGCTGGCTGAGTGGCTGGGCGATGCCAACGCTATCCGGTTCATCATGGACTTCTCGGATACCTGCGAGTTGTTCGACGACCTGATCGACAAGGACAAGCCTATCGACGACGGGCACGTGGTCCGCGTGCTGTTCAAAGTCCTCACCGAGATGCCGCTGAACCCGTTCTTCGACAGGTTCAAAGCTCAGCTTATACCTATCATCATCACAGGCATTAACGCTTGGCTGGACGCCAACGACCTCGAACACGGGGACGACAACGACAAGGTCTTTGCTTACGTTTTGCGTGACTGGTATATGGAGTTCGTATCCTACGTCATCTACCTTGTTCGCGGGCGCGACTACATGCGGGCTGTAAGCCTAGATGTTAGGCATTTTTTTACCCACCATGAAACGCTGGGTGAGTATCTGGAGAGAATGCCATGAGCGGTGGTAGCGACGCTCCTGCTTCCCAGCAGGTAACCTCAACAAATACTACG